AGTGCTACCACCAGTTGCGGTACTCCTGCCCGAAGTTCTTCGCCAAGCTGAAGAACTACGCTTCCAGCTAACCTCTCCCAAAAGGAGCATTCATATGCCAAGTCGCGCAAACCTTCCGGGGCGAGGTGATACGTTCTACGGCACCACCTCTACCGTCCCCTCGACCTACACGCAGAGCGTGGAACACGAGGGGGTGCTGAAACTCTTCCCCAACACGCTCTCCACGGCAAAAACCGTGCGGATCGACGGCCAAGAGGTGCAGGCGATCTTCGTCCGCAACTCGTCCGGGATCACGTTGATCCCCGGCCTGACCGTGAGTTGGGCCTCTGGTTACCGCGGCCGGCGGGTGAACGGATACACTGACTCGACGGCCGAAGAGGTTGCTGGGGTCGTGGATCCGTTCCTGTCGCTGACCAGTGGCGTCCGCAACGGCGATATGTTCTGGCTCATCATCGGTGGGCCGTGCGAGGTCCGCACGCCGAAGGCCGCCGATGCCACCAACGTCTGGAGCGAGGGAGACATCCTCTATGCCCAGACTGCGGCCAATTCGACTGCCGTGACCACTGGGGCTACGACCCAGGACGAGTCGGGGCGATTGATCCCGTGGACGAGCCTGACATCTATCACCAACGACAACACGGATGGCACTCAGTCGAGGAGGATCCTCAACTCAGTTGCCAGGGTGATGTCGGCCGCCACTACGGCGAACACGAATACGCTCAAGCTCGTGGATCTGATGCTGCGGAAGCCCTGCGCGGCTTGAGCATAGCGAGCGAGGTCGCGTCGCGCGGCGATCGGGGATCGGCGGCCGGGGAGTCCCACTCTCCGGTCGCCGGTTATACATCCTTCCCCCAGGAGACCTCGAATGACCCCCCGAAAGCTGAAAGTCGCCGTTGCCACCTTCTCATACGGAGGCAACGGCGGGATGAAGTCCGAGCACCCCGACGTCCGCGACTGGCTTCTTGAGACAGTCCCGAAGATCAAGGCGGATCCGCGAGTAGAAGCCTACTTCGGCCCGCCCGACAAGGAGTGGGAGTTCGCCGATACCCCCGTGACGATGTGCCGCAATAAGGCCGTCGCCACGGCGCGGAAGTACGGCGTCGACGCGCTCCTGATGGTCGACTCTGACGCTGCCCCCGACCTCTACGTCGGTGCGGATCCATCCGCAGTTCCATTTTGGGACGTGGCGTTCGATTTCCTCTACGACCGCTGGGCAAAAGGGCCGGTTGTCGTAGGTGCCCCTTACTGCGGCCCCCCGCCTTTCGAGAACGTCTACGGATTCCGGTGGAGGAATCGCGCAAGCGACGAGCCGGGGGATTCCGACATTCGGCTCGACCAGTACACCCGTGACGAAGCGTTTGAATTGCGCGGGATCCAAGAGGCCGCCGCCCTTCCCACTGGGCTGATCCTATTTGATGTGCGCGTCTTTGATTTGATCGAGCCTCACCCGAGCGACGCCGTGGCTACGATCATGGCAAGACTCAAGCCGCGGTGGGACAAGGGGGAGAGATTTTCCTCTCTGGAAGAGGTGGAGAACCTCGTCCGCTGGGTAGTTGGCGAGAAGGACCGCCTCTCGAAGCCGTGGTTCTACTACGAGTACCCAGACCACTTTGAGACCGAGAAGGTGTCGACGGAGGACTGCACGGTCACCCGCGACATTTCCCTGACGGGACTCATCAAGCTCGGATACAACCCCATCCACATGGCCTGGTCGAGCTGGGCGGGCCACTGGAAGCCGAAGTGCGTTGGTCGCCCGAGTCTTCTGACAGCCGATTCCGTCAGTGAGAAACTTCGCCGCGCGATGGAGGCGCGTCTCCCGCATGGCGTCGGCCGCATCGAGGTGAAGACAAACTTCGCCAAGGAGATCGACTGGAATGCAGTCGCCCCCCCACAAGTTCTGCCAGACGTGCAACCTCCCGAAGCCCCCAGAGGAGTTTCCTCTGGATCGCCTGGGCAACCCGCTCCAGGTCTGCCAGACGTGTCTGGAGACGAAGGACGAGCGGAAAAAGGAACGACGCCAGCAGCGCGATCTGAAGGATGCGATCAAGGGCCTTGTCGCTGCGACCCGCGGCCAGAAGTTCGATGCCCCGGCCATCCAGCAGATATACGCGGGGATGGTCAGGCAGTTCCGGGGGTGTGACTCCTTCTGCGCCAAATGGAAGGAGCAGATCGACGCCGAGATCGCCCGCAAGAACGGGGCCGGTGGGAAGGTCGTCCTCGACCAGTTCTACGCGATCTTCAAGATGGGGGCCGCCTGCGGAGAGCACACCTTCCGCGACGTCGAGAATATGAGCGACGACGAACTCGCCGATGAACTCACCAGCCATCTCGCCACGTTGCTTCCGCAAGTGTTGGTAGATGCCAGCGATAATTGACCCCGACTACCGCCGAATTTCGGAACTCCTCCACGAGAGCAGGAAGCGCGAAGAGGAGGCCCTGCGTCTCTACCGGCCGCTGCCCTACGCCACCGAGTTTCACAAGTCGACGGCCTTCGAGCGGATCGCCCGCGGAGGGAACCAGAGCAGCAAGACGTCTACCTGTGCGGCCGAGTTCGCCTCCGCGATGACGGGGACGCCGCTGCACGACGACGAGGGGAACGAACTTCCGTTCCGGTATCCGACAGACAGGAGCCTCCTCGCGTGGATCATCGGGTACGACGAGAAGCACATCGGGGGGACAATCTACCCGAAGCTGTTCATGCCCGGGGCGTTTGACATCATCCGCGACCGGGAAACGGGCAAGTGGCGGGTGTGGCAGCCGTGGTACAAGGACGACGCCGAGCGGAAGGCCGAGACGAGGCCCGCCCCTCCGCTGATCCCCGAGCGGATGATCGCCGGGTGGGGTTGGGAGGACAAGGCCCAGCACGTCTTCGCGATCTGCAAACTCCGCAATGGGAATGTGATCCGGGCGTTCTCCTCCCGTGGGCAGGCGGCCCAGGGGCCTGAAGTCGATGTCGTCTGGATCGACGAGGACATCGAGTACCCCGGGCACGTCGCCGAATGGCGGATGCGGTTGATCCGCCGCGGCGGGCGGTTGATCTGGTCGGCCTGGCCGCACTCCAGAAACGACGCCCTGACGCGGATGAGCAAGCGGGCGGAGGAGTCGGCCCGCGACCCGAACGCCTCCATCCGCGAGTGGGTCTTTTGGTGCTCGAAGAACCCCTACAACACGCCCGAGATGCTGCGGAACGTGTTGGAGGGGTACACCGATGAAGAGCGCCGCAGCCGTGACCGCGGCGAGTACCTCTTCGACCTCGTGCTGGTCTTTCCGACGTTCAGCCCCGAGGTCCATTGCATCCCCTCGGGGCTCGGCTGCCCCCGCGTGATCGAGAAGGCCCTGGCAAAGAACAACTGGCGTCCAGACCATACCTGGACCCATTACCTAGTCCTCGACCCTGGGCACACCCACCCCGGAGTGCTGCTGGCCGCCGTCCCGCCCCCGGAGATCGACGGTAAGCCGACCGGCGATTACGTCGTCGTCTACCGGGAACTCTACGGGGCAAGCTGGGATGTGGAGCGGCTTGCCAAGGAGGTCGAGTTGATCGCCTCTGGCACTCAATTCGAGGCGTTTATTATCGACTACCGTGCCGGGCGACAGCGGGGAATGACGGGCGGGGCGACCTTCAAGCAACAGTACAGCGAGGCATTCCAACGCCACCGAATTACGAGCCTTTCCACGGGGAGCAGCTTCCGAGACGGCTGTGATGACCCGGCCGCCCGCAACATGATCGTCCGCGACTGGCTGCGGCGTCGGGACGACGGGACGACGAAGCTGCTCCTCGTCAAACACACCTGCCCGACGACCATCGCCCAGTTCGGGCTCTACAAGAAGCACGCCGGCAAGGACTTCATCGAAGACAAGCCGGTCGACAAGGACAACGACCTGATGGACTGCCTCGGCTACTTGGCAGCCCACAACACCAGATACGTCCACCGCGCCGAAACGCCCCCCGAGTTGCTTCGTAGCAAGCGGATCGAGGCCATGCTGCAACGGTGGGACCAGGCGGAAAACCCCGATCAAGAAGTGACCTACATGGGGCCTGGACGGCCCCCAAAATCCCCGAGAGGACCCTACTGATGCAAAAGCTCCCCGTCGGCCACCGAGTCTACTGGTATCCCGCCCCCCCCGCTGCGGACGAGCAGCCCACCCTTGCGTTTGTCACCCGCTGCAACGAGCAGGGTGTCGCCTCGCTGAGTTATCTCGCCGAGAACTCCTACACCTTCCAGTGCCGCAGGGGCGTGCGGCACAAGGACGACCCGCACCTTGTCGAGCGGCCGAATGTCGTGCAGGAATGTGGAGTTTGGGACTGGGGGCCTGATGGGCGGCCCCGAGAAGAGAAGGCCGAGCTGCCAGATCGCTCGCCGGAAGAGATCACTGAAAAGCTGTTGGAACTCCACGAGAAATACGGCAAGCGCTCGGCGCAGATCGCCGTCGAGATGACGCAGTTTACGGGTGAGCGGTGGGCCCACCAGAGGGTCAACCTGGCCCTGCACCGACTGGCACATCAGGAGAGCTGAGCGTGGCCGTCCAGGACGTCGAAGAACTGCTGACTCCCCTAGCCCGCAAGTGGCTGGAGAAGATCAACCTCGCTAAGGAGCACAAGCAGCCGTTCAGCGACGTCGCCCAGCAATGCACCGACTTCTTCCGCGGTTCCCTGGGCTTCCTCTGGAAAGAGGAGTTCTGGCGGAAGTTCATGGGCAAGCAGGTCAAGACGAACTTCCAGATCACCGTCGCCAAGGCGTTTGAGCTGGTCGCCATCTTCGGGCCTTCGCTCTACCACCGCAACCCCCACCGAACCGTCCGCTCGTTCGCCCCCCTGGAGTTCGACCAGGAGATGTTTGGGCAGGACCCCTACGCCCAGCAGATGTGGCAGCAGGTGGTGATGGAGGAGCGGGCAGTTTCCGCGCGGGACAAGATGCGGAACCAGCTTGTCGAGCGCTATCTGAGCTACACGCCGCGCGAGCAGCCAAACGGCGGATTGGAGCAGGCCGCCGAGGATGCCCTGACGGAGTACCTCATCAAGGGACGCGCCCTGCTGTGGCCCGAGACGTACCAGATGCCGGGCTCGCGTGGCAGGCTGACGGGGTGTTTCTACGACTCCGTGGACAACTTCCTTACCGATCCCGACTCCACGACGGTCAACTTCGGGGAGGCAATGTGGATCGCCCGCCGGCACCTTACCCCGTACTGGGTTCCGGCGCGGAAGTTCGGTTGGCCGGCCGAGACCCTGCGGAGGCGGGCGTTGAAGCAGTCGGTAGATGCCCGCGCCGCCCAACTCTCCAACGACCTTGGCAACTACCACCAGCAAGAGGGGCTTACCTTCGACCTGATGGAGTGGTGGGAGGTCTGGTCGTGCGGCGGGGTTGGCGGACGTCTGACGGGGATGCCAGAGGACCACCAGAAGGCGCTCGACAAGGCGGTGGGCGATTACGCCTACATCGTCGTCTCGCCGGGGCTTGAGGTGCCGCTGAACGCCGGGCCTCCCAAGGAGTTCGACAGCCTTTCGACCGAGGAAGTTAGGAAGCGGTTCCGGTGGCCGGTGCCGTTCTATCTAGACCGCCGCTGGCCATGTGCGATCCACGATTACTACCGGGTGCCTGGCTACTCATGGCCACTTTCAGTCCTCGCCCCCGGGCTTGGCGAACTTATCGCGATCAACGTCATCATCAACTTCGCCGTGGACAGGGCGTACTCCGGGGCGCGGGACTTTCTCGGCATTCTCGACCAGGCCGCGCAGAAGGTGGAGGAGGCATACAAGTCGCCGGGG